CTTTTTTACTACGCGTTTTCTATTTGCGTTTTTTCGCGTTTATTCGCGCCACTCTAACATCGTTCGCGTACTCGCCTTTAGCAAGTGCATTGAACTTTGAAGAGCCTTCGCGCGCTGTTGTTATGTACGCGATTACCATCTTTCCATCATCGCCGACCCAAGCAGAAGTTCCGGCGCGTTTAGTACCTTTTTTAATCGCTCTTACTGACTTTTTAGCGACGTCAAAGCACTTTTGCGTGGTCTCATCTTTTGAGCGTGTTCCATCTGTTAGAGCGTTTAATTGGTCTAACTTCGCGAGTTGTTCGTCCATTGTCGCCTGAGTAATTAATCCAGCGTTAACCTGAAGAGTTAGCGCGCTCTTCATCTGGGCGCGACTGAACTTTTTCTTTTGCGTTTTCGGCTTCGTGTCTTTTGCGTTATTTGGTTTAGAAGTACGTGTTTTCTTTTGTGTAGACATGATGTCTCCTTTTCTTTTTTTGCGCGTGTCCAAAGTGGCTACGCGGGAAACGTGGAAACGTTGCGCGTTGTTGTTTAATCCCTTTTCAAAAAGCCACTAATACCCAAATATAGCGCGCCTAGGGTTTAGTTCATAGTACTTTATTCGTGCGTAGATTCCTGTAAGTCTAGCAATATCTTAATTTAGAGCGACTAAAAAACTATAAAAAATCGCATATCACCGAGGGTACGCGCTACGCTTCGAGGGTGGCGAGGCTAGAAAACGCGCGCAAATTTTTCAACGAAATCGCGAAAACCCGATTACGCGCAAACCCGGGGGGTCTGGCGGAAAGAGAGGCGCACACATCGTAAGGTATTTTTTTTCATATGGGATATGTCTAAATATGTGTATATTTGTATATGAAGTTGTTTTTTTATTATTTTTTTTCTGGTTTTAGTTGTAGCGGGGGATTAACTAGTTGTAGTGTGCATCACTACCGCTCAGAAGCTAACCTGTTTTTTGCCGAAAGTCAAGTAGTTTAAAGTGTTAGTTTTTTTTCAACGCTTTTTTAAAAAAATAGCAGACAAGATAATAAAGAGAAAAATAAGTAATTCTAAAAATTTTGGAAAATTAGAATTTTTCACAAGAGATTTAGATGGAAGGGAAGATAATTCAGGATTATGAAGAGAAAAGAAAAAGTTAGTCAGAGGAAAATATTGAGTGCTTTTGTAGAAAATGAGGCTAAAATAGATAAATTAAAAAATATGGTAGGTTTGTTAACAAATCAATTAAATTCTACTCAATATGTATTTGGGCATTTTATAGAAATGACAGGTAATCGTAAGAAATTTGAGAAATATCTAGAAAAGGTAGAAAAAGATGCGGGAAAAGCAACTATTAATAAGTGACGTTGACCCTGAAGATTTAAATTTTATACAGGCTTATACGATTATTAAGCAACTTGCGCCACTTTTAAGGAGAAAACTTGTAACTGGCGGCGATTTTAGTGTTGAGCTTTTTTTATTGTTAGAAATTATTGACAATCAAAGCATTCCTGAGGTTATAGATTACTTCCCAGAAGGTATTTTTTCAGCGGAAGCATGATAAAGAGGATTATTAAGGGAAATGAAGAGATTATTTATTCTTCAGAGTCTGAATTTAGAAAATATGAAGATGAGGAAATTCATAAAAATTGGCGCAAAGCTCCAAAGGGAGCATGGGTAAAGACAGATAATGGTAAAGTTGTTAGGGTTCTTGCAAGAAATAGTATGGTCAGGCGAAATAAGTCTTATGATTTTATTAGGACTGCTTACGGACAGTTTATTTGTGAAGACCATGTTACTATAAAAGGTGAGCCTAAAACCAATATTTATACATTTTCTGGTAAAAGTTGGTATGAAAGTATAAATGAAAGAGAAAATCCAACTAAAAAAGAATTTTTATTTGCTAAATATTATGCAAATGGGGAGGGAGCAGTTGATTCTTATATAAAAGCATATGGGAATGGTACTGTAGAAAATGCTAAGGAAAAGTCAAATCTATTATTAAAACAGAAAAGGATACAAACTTTGATAAATGATGAAATGCAAAAAGCCTTAGAAGAGACGGATATATCACCAACTTATCTTTTAGAACAAATGAAAGGTATTGTAGATGATATTGAAGCTAATAATAGGGATAAAATACAAAGTATAAAAATATTAATGCAGGTATCTGGAATGCTTAATCCAGCTGAAAAGAAAACTGAGAGCCTTACAGTCTTTCAAGGTTTTACCCAAGAACAGCTACAAGCATTAAAGCAGGAAAGACCGAAAGAGTTGGCACATGCAGAGAGAACAATCGAAGCTACTTAAAAAGGGATGTACTGTTTGCAAGAGAAGGGATAGGTTTTGGTCTATTCCTCTCGTAAGTGTTTATAAAAAGCATCCAGTTGGTTTTATTTGCAGTAGATGTGGTAGTACTTTTGATGAAAAAGTTGAATTAAAAGAGGCGGGATTTTTGCATTATAAGATTGTAGGAGTTTCTTAATTGAATATACCTCAGGATAGAAGTAAGGAAGAAATACTTGAGCTGTGCGCAAATGATTTAATTACCTTTGGTAAGTTATTTATGCCGGAGGATTTTTTAAATAAAAGTAAAAGTCCTGCTTTTCATTATAATATTACGGATTTAATGCTGAACCGCAATGAAAGGCGCGTCGCTATTGTCATTCCTAGAGGGTTTGGAAAATCAATTTTATGCAAATGCGCTCTATTGCACAGGGTTTTATTTAGTCCAAAAGAAAAAACTCAATTCTTGGCTTGGGTATCAGAAGAACAATCGCAGGCAATAGACCATATTAAATATGTTAAATACCATTTAGAGTATAATGATGCTATAAAATATTATTTTGGGAATATGGCTGGAGACTCAGTTGGGAACAGATGGACTGAAAAAGACTTTATTACAGCTAATGGACATAGAATTATGGCAAAAGGTACCAGTCAGAGACTAAGAGGGCGAAGTCAGGGTAATGTTAGATACACTGGTATTATATTAGATGACTTTGAATCAGAATTAAATACCAAGACTCCAGATAGAAGAGCGGAAATTAAATCATGGATTGTATCTACTGTTTATCCAGCATTAGAAGAATCAAAAGGAAATGAAGGATTTATATGGTTGGCAGGAACCATTGTGCATTATGATTCTTTTTTACAAATGATTATTGATGGATGGAGAGAAAATAAAGATAAAAATGACTATCCTTGGTCAGTTGTTTTTCAAAAAGCTATTGTAGATGGGAAAAGTATTTGGGATGATTACTTTCCTATGAAAAAATTAAATGCAAAAAAGAGAGAATTTATAGAAGCCGGGCTTGTTAATAAATTTGCGCAAGAATATTTAAATGATGCTAGGGATAGTTCAGAAGCTATTTTTAGAGTAGATAGACTTCAATACTATAATTCATCGTTTTATTCAAAAGAAAAATTTACATATTTAAGAGATGGTGAAGATTTAATACCAATATTTGTTTACTTAGGTGTTGATATGGCACATACTACAGCAAAAACATCTGATTATTCAGTTATTTTTGTGTTGGGCGTGGATTCTAATGGTAATAGGTATGTATTGGATTATTTTAGGGAAAGAATACCTACTTTTGATTTATCAGAAAAAGTTCTTCAATATGCTAAGATATATGCTCCTATTAAAAGAGTTGTGGTGGAAACAGTTGGTGCGCAGGAAATGGTAAGAGATATGTTGTCTAGAATGAGTAGGACTCAAAGATTTATGCTTCCGGGTGTTGCAAAAGGTATAAGACCTCCTCACGGATTAAAAAAAGAAGATAGAATAGAAGGTTCTTTAGCAAGTATTGTTAATACTAAAAAACTTTTTATAAAAAAAATTCATACTGAATTAGTTGATGAAATGTTTGAATTTCCTAGGGGTAGGCATGATGATTTACTAGATGGATTTTATTATGCAAATTATTTTGCAAAGTCTCCAAAATCAAGTAAATTCAAGGAAAGTGAATCTAAAACTAATAAATCAGAAAGCTGGTTAGAAAGCTTAGGAAAAAAATATAATGCCTACACAGGTCAAAGAATAAATTAAAAAAAGGAAATTTAAATGGCAAATCAAATAAGGATTCGTACATCTTGTGAAGTTGTACAGGATAATGATGTTTCTGTTCAGGGTATAAGTTATACCCATAAATCACTTGATGGTAATGCCGACTCAAGAACATGGGGTGGTAGTTACAATATAGCTCAAGCACCAGCAGATGATAAAATCTGTTATTGGAAAAATGCAGTTGTAAGTGCTACTAGCGCTGATGGGTTAGACAATAGTGGCTGGACAGAGGCTAGTGATGTTACAGATGGGGCTATTCCAACAACAGCTCATGTAGTTGCTGTAGAATATGTTGGAACGCTAGGAACTGTTGCAAGTGTTTCTGTTACTATAAATGCAGAAGTACATGCTGTGCTAACGCTTGGAGAGTCTATTGTTATTCCATTATCATCTGGGGAATCAGTAGGTAATGTGAAAGTTCATGCCTCTGCTTACAGTAACGGAACAAATGAAGCTACTGTAAATGTAATGTTAGCTGGAGTATAGCATGTCTCCCAATAATAATAGCGGTGCTATAGAAGAGCTGTATACAGCTATTATGCTTGCTGAAAATGCCGCAAGACATCCTGAAAATCAACAATCTATGCCCCTTGATAATTTATCTGAGGATGAACAAAAATTATGGAATGATTGGTTTCGTTCTCCCGGAATGTTTGAGTATTCAGCCACAGAGGGTCAGATGGATACAATAAATAGAATTGCCAGAGACCAAACAGAGTGGACTAATGCTGTAAGTTCTTTTGCTGATAGCTTAAGTAATGTACATCCTACATTAAGAGATAAGTTAGAATTTATTCAAGATAGACATCCTCAATTCCAGCCCGGATTAATGGATAAAATAAATATGTTTTTATTTCCAAAAAAATAATGGCAGAAATGTTTCAAAAAGATGAACGAGCTGAAGAAATTCAGCAAACGTTTAAATATTTTTCTGACGCAAGAGAAGATTGGGAAGTTGAAGCTAGAGATGATTTAGATTTTTACCTAGGTAATCATTATGATTCTGGAGAAGAAGAATATCTTTCTTCTATAAATCAAGGAAGTTATGTAATAGATAGAATTTATCCAGCAGTCGAGCAGTTAAAAAGTATGCTTACTGCTAAAACTCCTAAATTTACAGCTGTTGGCAGGGAGGATTCTGATAATAAGTTAGCTTTAACTTGGAGAACAATTTTAGAATACGTTTGGGATATTTCTGATGGAGATGTAAGATTTAAAGAGGCTATCCATGATTACGCTACAATAGGTGTTGGTTATTTATATGCATATTTAGACCCTCAAGCAGATATGGGTAGGGGTGAGGTAAAATTCACAACAGTTAGTCCTTTTAGGGTTTACGTAGACCCAGCAAGTAGAGATAGATATTTAAAAGACGCGTCTTCTATTATTGTTTCTACTATTCTAACTGCTGACCAAATTGCTCAAACATATCCTCAAATGATAGAACCAAATGAAGAAGGCGTCTCAATGTTGGATGGCGTTGAGCCATATAACGAAGGTTTATATAGTGAAGAAGATTTTCCTTCAAGTAGCAAAGCTAATAGACAAGTAACTTTTACACCAGATATTACAAAAGATTATAATCATAAAGGTAATGACACCCCTAAAAGATATAGATTATTAGAGAGTTATAGTAAGATTCATGTTACTTTTTATAGAGTTGAAAATAAAATAGATGGAACAGAGAAAATTCTTTCTGAAGAGGAAATGGCTGAGTTTTCTTCAAGTCCAGAAGGACAAAAATTAATATCAGATGGTTTTATAGATTTTGTTCCTGTAAAACAGCCAAGAATAAAACAAACATGTGCATTAGGTCAGATAATATTATATGAGTATATTTTAAATACTGATATTTATCCAGTTGTTCCTATTCCTAATATATGGACAAATACCCCATATCCTAAATCTGATGTATCAAAGTGTAAAGATATACAAAGACTAATAAATAAATTATTTTCATTAACATTGTCTCACGCTCAAACTTCTGCCGGATTAAAGCTTATTGTTCCTCAGGGAAGTGTTGAGGATGTTCAACAGTTGGAAAAAGACTGGGCAAACCCGAATGCTGTTATAGAAGTTGATAATACAATGGGCGAACCTCATTTTGCTAGCCCACAACCATTAAATAAAGAATTGTTTGGTCTTATAAATCAAAATGAAAATTACATAGACCTTACTTTTGGTATTCCTGAATTACTACATGGCGTAAAGCCAGAAGGCGACCTAACTGTTAGGGGAACTAGTATGTTGCATGAATTTGGTTCAGGAAGGGGTAAATCAAAATTAAGAGATGTTGAACAAGCACTTATACAACTTGGAAGAGTAATATATCAATTAGCTAAGAGTCATTATACATTTAAAAAAGTTTTTAGAGTAGTACAACCTAATAATGATGTTAGTGAGGCGGTAGTTAATTTACAATTAGTAGACCCAAAAACAGAGCAAATACAGCAAATAAAAAATGACATTACGATTGGTCAGCATGATGTTAGAATTGTTCCGGGGTCAACATTGCCATCTAATAAATATCAAGAATGGCAAATTTATTTAGATGCTTATAAGTTGGGACTTATAGATAAAGTTGAGGCATTAAAGAAAACAGAAATATTTGATAAGGAAGGTGTGTTGCAAAGAGAGGGTGAAATGAAAAAAATGGCGGGGATGATACAGCAGTTGCAACAACAAGTTAAATCACTTTCCGGAGACTTGCAAACGGCACAAAGGGAATCTGTGCAAGACCGAAAGCGCGTTGAAGTTGAGAAATTTAAATCTCGACTCAAAGGCGATGAACTGGATAGCAAGGCACGCAGTCAGCGTAGTCTTGATAAACTCGAAAATGAGGTGAAGTTACAGGTGCAAAAATCAAGAATGGGGAATGACGCAGGTATAAACGAACCCCTAATTGATGTTGCAAAAACTTCCTCGTAAACATCTTAAATAAGGAGTAAAAATGGGAGAAAATCTCGATGCTATAACAGGCAATCCCTCTGCATCAGATATCGTAAGTAATGCGGTAGCTGAACAAAGCGGAGAACCAGTTATTGAGCAAGAAATGAGTACGGAGCAGGAACAGGAAATGGAACAGCAGGTTGCCAATGAGGGTGTATCCGATAGGGGTGCATCTGACTGGGAATCTGAAGCAAAAAAGTTCCAAAGTCTATATGATAAAACAAAATCTGATTTGGATAAAGCTATGCCTATAATCAATACGCTTAATTCAAGACCAGATATTGTACAGGCTGTAGGCTCAATGTTAACTTCAGAAAATGGAAAGCCAAATGGTGAATCTAGTCAAAAAGAGGTAAATGTGGATGACTATGACCCTTGGGATGCTGAGTTCAAACCCGATTCTGATAGCTTTAAAATGCGTCAGAGTCGGATTAATCAAGAGGTTCGTAAACAAGTTGAACAAGAGTTGGGAGCTATAAAACAGCAACAAGCTGTGACTAATTTGAAGAATCAAGTTAAGTCTGACTATAATATGAGTGATGCAGAAGCGTCTGATTTTATAGAGTTTGTTACTAAACCTAGAGCAGACCATACTATTGACGATTTGCAACAACTTTGGAAAAACACTAGGCAAAAAATGGCAGGAGCTGATAAGTCAAGTCAAAATATTGAGGCGACTAGAAAAACTCAGCAACAGCCTATGCCTGCAGGTGTTTTACAAGGTGGCGAACCTAGGAGAAAGACTTCTGAGGAGGATATTATCGATTCGGTAGTAGCTACTGCTCAGAGAGGTCGAACTCAATGGTAAATCTCAAATAATAAAAGCAAATGAGGAAATAATATGGCTTTTAATAGTGGTACAATGACCTCAGGTGTCCCGGGTGCTGGCGCGGCTGGCTCCTCAAGTAATAATCTAGATAGCACACGCCGTCTATTTAATTTTGGTGAGAGAGTAGTTGAATTGGCTCCGGAGCGTTCGCCTTTTTTTACTTATTTAAGTAAAGTTGCGAAAGTTCCAACCGATGACCCTGAGTTTAAATACCTTAATGATAAAACAAAGATTAGCTGGACGGAAAGAACTGGATTAGTGACAGCCGCTAAAGCTAATGATAATGCGGCTTTGTCGACTGGTGACACCGCGGCTGGTAATAACGTTTGGTTTGACCATTCTGGTGAAAGCGGTCTTCCGACTACTTTAATTCCGGGAATGGTATTAGAAATTGAGCGTGTCGCATCGAATGTTCCTAAACCTGTTGTAGCTGTTGTTGAAGCTGTAACGGCTGAAGCTACTGGGAGCGGTGGTTCCTATGAAGCGAAAGTCAAAATCATAGAAAACAATGGTGATGAAAACACAACCATTTCAAATGGTGCGAGGTTTCAGGTAATCGGTACAGCTTTTGGTGAGGCTACTCAATCTCCAGAGTTTTTTACAGAAGAGCTTGGTTCAGACTACGGTCTTTGTCAAATCTTTAAAACTGCCTGTGAGTGGAGTGGAACTACCTTAGCAACTCGTTATCGAGGTTATCCTAGTGAACGTGATAGAACATGGGCGGCTAAATTAGTTGAACATGCTGTTGACATTGAAAGAGCAATGCTTTTTGGTCAAAAAGGTGTCCAGTCAAGTATTCGTTATAGTGACGGCGCTGTGTCTGGTTCCATAAGGACTGCGATTGCTGGCTCTATGTTTCAAACAGGTTCTACTGCTTGGTCTTATGTAGCTGGTGCTTCATATGGTAGAGCAATAGAATATTCAGCAATGTCTTACGACCAGCTTTTAGCTGATGCTGAAGTATTGTTTGACCCTGCACGTGGTGGAAGTTCTGATAGGTTAGTACTTTGTTCATTGCCTGTGATTACTTGGTTTAACAAGCTGGGTGGATTTAATCTAAATAATGCGGTTATTGGTGAAAATGGTGATAGTGATGAATCAACAAACCCATTTATGGTTGATATCCAGAATATCAAAGGGCAATTCGGTCATAAGGTTATGTATATTGATACTGTTCACGGTTCTTATGCTCTTGTAAAAGAGCCTCTATTCCGTGGTAATAGTGCTAATTACATGGCGGTTCTTGACATGAGCAAGTTGGCTTATCGTCCGCTTGTAGGTAATGGCGTATCTCGTGATACACACATTATGTCTAATGTTCAGACACCAGATAAAGACTCTAGGTTAGATATGATTCTAACAGAGGCAGGTCTTGAATTTGGTATGCCTGAGTGTCATGCAATCTATGACTTCCGTTAATCCTGAGTTAGTGGAAAATAAGGAAAAGGGGTGTCAGTATTGTGGCACCCCTAATCCCGATAACAATTTTTATTGCAAAAATTGCGGGAAGAGAGCGAACCCTCCTTTGTTTACAGTAAATATGTGGATGAGGACAGATAGAGGAAGTAGAACAGATGTTGAATTTAATGAAAGAACAATGGGTGATAGTATTACTCGTATGTGGAATCAGTCAAGGGGATATGAATAATGCCTTGGGGTAAGGGAACATATGGGAGTAAAAAAGGTAGACCCCCTAAAAAGAAAAAGAAAAAAGTTTACTCAAAAAAAAGAAAGAAAAAGAAATAATAAATGGCGGCATTAAGTACAAGAATAAGTGATTATATAGGTTCTTTTGCTGATTCTACTGCATTAACTGATATGGCTAATGAAGTAGCAAAAGATATTATAAACATGGTGCCTCCTGATAAAATGTCATTTTTTGCAACTGAAGATACCTTTACATCAACTGCTGTTGCAAGTGAATCTAAGGCATTATCAGCGACAAAAATTTTTAATGTTAGGTTAGTTGACTCGGGAAGTGTTGAGAGACCTTGTAGGGAAATATCTCCAGCATTAGCCGGAAGGGCTTCTGATTCAAGTGAAATGATTTATGCGACAGAAACTGACCCTGTTTTTTATATAAAAGATTCAAAAATAAATGCATTGCCGGCTTCAAAGTCTGTAAAATTTAGTAAATTAAGTTATCCAACAGTTGATTTGACTCAAAGTGCAATTTCTGGCTTTCCAGATGAGGGAGAACATTTAATTGTTCTTGGAACTTCTTCTAAGGCTTTATTTAGAATGATGTCTGATGAGATTGATGTTATTCAAGGATTATCACTTTCTTTAGTTGTTTATCCTTCTATGCCATCTATTCCATCTGTTCCGACTATCAATGATTTGTCTATATCTATAGCTAATTTAGTAACACCTGAAGCTCCGATTGATATTACTATTGATTCTGTAGCTGTTGGGTCATTGGGTACAGCTCCAACATATACTAAACCAGTTTTATCTTTAACTTCTGTTCCGACAGTAAGTTCATTGTCTATAAGTGCAAATACTCCTGTATCTCCCATATCTCCATCTTTTACATATTCAAATATTTCAGCTCAAACTACATCTGCTCAAAGTTATGTTACTGGAAGTGCGCCAATTTATTCATCTCAAAGCATTACTCTTACTTCTGTACCTACAATCGTTGCATTTGTAGAGCCATCTTTACCAGTTGAGCCTGTAGCTCCAAGTTTTATTTATACAGATTTTTCAGAATCTACTGCTTCAGCAAGTACTGTTTCAGCTCTTTCTGTTTCAGCCCCTAGTTATGTAAAACCAGTATTTAATGCTCCATCTTTTCCAGATTTAAATACATTGCAAAGTTTTTTACCTACGGCTCCAGTATCAATAGCTGATGCCTCTTTAACTTACACTGCGCCAACTGTTGCTAGTGATAGCGCAGGGGTTGAGTTAACTGCTGTAACAGCGCTTGACGCTGAAGACACTATTGATGATGCAGATGGAAATGCAGTAGAATTTGACCAGTGGTGGACTACATTAGCCCACTTAATAGAGGATGAAGAAGATTCTGAGTTGGCTAATTTGCAGATATCAAAAATATCAGCTTACCTTACTGCTTATTCTGCTCAAATGACAAATAGTTTAAATGAGTATAATAAAGAATTGGCAGAATATCAGCAAAAAACTGGTAAGTATAATAATGATATATCTAAATATCAAGCTGAAGTTAATTCTGCTGTTCAAAGATGGCAAAATGATGAATTGCAATCTAAATGGAATAAATGGTCAGTTGAATATACAAATTTACTTTCTGAGTACACTTCTGATATGGTTAATGAAAACAATAGAATACAGTCAGACAATATAGAATATCAAAAAGATTTACAAGTAAAATTAGAAAACGCAAGATATGCTCAAGAGCAATTACAAGCAGATGCTAATAGGCAACAGGGGGCTAGAGATGCAAATGCTCAAAGAAATTATCAACAGCAAGTTGATGAATATTCTCAAAATTTACAAAAATATTCAGCAAGCTTAAATTCATATAACGCGCAACTATCTAAGGCTACTCAAAAGTTTCAATCAGATTTTCAAAAAGAATTTGATATTTACAGACAAGAGAATGCAGATAAGCTTTCTAAATATGGATTAGATATAAATAATGCCCTAAATGAGTACAATAGGCAAATGGCTGAATATCAAGCAATTAATCAAAAGAATTTATCTAATGCTAACTTTGCACAAGAACAAGCTCAAAGAGATGCTGATAGAGCGCAAAGCGCTGAAAGTGAAAATAAATTAAGGCAGTATCAAAAAGAAGTTGAGGAGTATTCTAGTAATATATCTTCTTTTCAAGCCGAACTAAATAAATATAGTCAAGAAGTAAATAAAGAAGTTAGTGAATTTCAGCAAAATCTAAATAAAACAATTCAACTATATCAATCTGAAACATCAAATCAATTATCTCAATACAATTCTGACATTCAAAATGAATTAAATGAATTTAATAAAGAAAATGCTGTTTATCAGTCAACTGTTCAAAAAGCAATGCAAGATGCTCAAATGGCTCAAGCAAAGGCTGATGGAGATGCTAGACATAAACTTGATAAATATGTTCAAAAAATAAATAAATATAATTCTGAAGTTTCTTATTATGGACAACAGGTAAATAAAGAAGTTTCTGAGTTTACTAATAATATGAGAAAAGAGCTTGATTTGTATAACTCTGAATCTCAAAATATTTTATCAAAGCATCAATCTAATATTGCTGGAGTAGCTGATGAAAATGCAAAAAAATTAACTGAATATACTTCTAAGTTGGGACTATCTACTCAAGTTATTGGAGAAATGCGAAATCAATATCAAATTATTAGCTTAGAGTATAATAAGGCTGTTGCTTCATTTTTAGGAATAAGCACTTCAGAAAGAGGTAGATAATGGTTATTTTTTATAGTGAAAATTATTGGAATTTTAATACATCAAATAATGTAAAGATATTATGGCAATACATAGACTAACAGTAAAACAAATAATTAGTAGAGTAAGGATGGTTTTTCCTGATGCACCTGAAAATTACTTAATAAATTTAATAAATGATGCTCAAGTTGAAATGTCCATTCATAACACTAAGAAAAAAAGAGTACAAAAAACTACAATTAAAGACCAAAGATATTATAGTATAAAAGATACTGATGGAACATTACCTGACGTATCTAAAATAAATAGAGTAGATTTTATGAATAGTGATGGTGAATATATTAAAATTCCTAGACTAT